CATGATTTTCTCCTTAATCGATCTCTTCGACTTCAACTCTCGGATTAGCTTTGTCAATAAAGAACCGATCTCGCAGTTCTACAATGTGATCCCAGTTGTCGTTTTCTAAAAATTCAGCCTTTTGCATACCGTCGAAGATAAACTTGTGCTGAAAAGCGATGTTGTCCGGGTCTGTTCGCTTGTCATACCAGTACCAGTCGAAACTTAGAGGTTTCCCCCATTGGAATTTCACGCCCTGATTCATCGCTTTTCTCACAGCCAACATTACCGTTTCGGTTGCTTGCTTTTTGACTTTTGCTCCACCGAACATGTTGCCTCGTTCAACCTTGATGTACTGGTTAAGAGTCATGAGGGGCAATGGAATAATGATCCTGTTCACGCCGGCTTCACGTCCTTCAGATAGTATTGACGTTGCTTGCCGTCAACCATCTCAACCGTTGTGATTAGCTCTTTAGGCGCCTTGGCGTCAAAAGCAACTGGCGTGCTGATGTCTAGGCTTGCTTTTCTGGCGTTGTATCGCTCGATCCTGATGATTCGTGCCACACCCCCAAGATCACGCACGCCCATGAATACTCGATCAGGCACCACAACTAGATCACCGACCATCATTTTTGGTTTAATTGCTTGCATTTGAAAATTCCTCCTGTTCAATGCTTCGCGTCAGTGAAAAGTCCAGCGTTGCGAAGGCTTCACCAATCCATAGCAAACGGCTCAGGCTTCCTGATACATCACCGTCAACACGAATACTTTTTTCTGCTTCAAGGATCGTGTGCCGATCGGCGTAAATAATAGCTTGTACGAGCGTTACAATGTCTTTCCACTGTGGTTTGGTAATGTCCAAAACACCGTCATCATAGTCACGTTCAAGATCATTTATCGATCGCCTGAAGATTGCTTCACACGCCTGTAAGCGTTCATCCAAGTGTTGCAAATATCTATTCGTCATTTCTTCTGCTGTCACGATCTTTTCCCCCTTACGTCTGTTAGTTTTTCAAAATTCAAGGTGCAATCTTTTGATTTTGGAATAATTCGGCTAATGAGTTTGCTGTTGTACATGCGTTCAAGCTCATCCATCTCGTTGTTGGTTGTGATGATCGTTGATAGACGAGGCGTGTTGCTTTCAAAATCAAGACGAGCATTCGCAACACGGTACATCAACTCTTGCATGTCACGTCTCACTGGCTTGATGTCTAGCTTCATACCGCCCTCTGTTCCAAAGTCGTCCAGAACAAGCACCTCAGCCTCTTTCATTGCGCGCTCAATGCCCGCTAAACGCTTACGAACGTCTGGTGCATCGTATTGCAAGCCCATCAGGTTACTCAGCTCTGCTGTTGAAATAAATAGCCCTGACTGGCCTTCATCTCGTAGACTCGTCAGCATCGCCAAAGCAAGTGATGTCTTTCCTGTTCCCCTAGGGCCAAATAAAATCACGTTTTCGGGCGTTTTTTGCATTTGTTTTGCCAACTTGTATGCTCGGTTTCCCAGATTCCTAGAGTTTTGCTGATCCGTTTGTAGTTCAGGCTGCCATTTGTCGAACGTAAACTTAGCTGGAACGTTTCCGGGGAAGACTGAGTAGCGATAAATGGCACGTGCCTTTTTACGGTTCAATGCGGCCATAGAGCGTTCGTAGAAACGCCGTTCAATCTCGGCCTGAGTTGGCAGCTTGCTAACGTCCATTCCTCGCTTTTCGATGATTTTTTGCACGTCCGCACGTGTGAATAGGCCTTTAGTCGACTCCATATCCCCAGTTCTCCTTTGTTTCCTTGTGTTCTAACCGTCTACCAGATGAAAACTTGCGATTTGCTTGAGCTGCCATGGTGTCGTACTTCGATCTCAGCTTTGATGCGCTTAGAATGTTTGTTTGCCAGAATGAATCGAACTGACACCAGTCAATCATTTTATGAATCTTATCGAATGGTCGATGATCCAACTCGTGCATCTTTCTAATGTCATCAGCCCAAGACTGTAAGTTTGGTTTTCGGTGCTCAGGGTTGTTGCCTTTGATCTTCGACCAGAGATAGACAGCTTCAATCATTTCAGGAGAGTCGTCAGCATATTCACGCTTGCGGGAATGCTGACTATCTTCTTTCTTTTCATTCTTTTCATTCTTATAGTTCTTATTTGTGTCGGTTTGTTGTTCGGTAGCTGTTCGGTAGCTGTTCGGTAGCTGTTCACTTTCTTGGTACTTATCCCAGTTGATGATAGTAATGACGCTGTATTTAGGGTTTGAAGAGATGTTCAACATTCCGGCTTTTTCGAATTTCTTTAGGCCTCTCCATACAAAACTGCTGTTCACTTGCTGTGCAGGTTTGACTCCGTCATTCATCTGATCCCGCATGGCTGTACGGCCGGTGACGAATTGACCCCTGTTCAACGGGACTACCATTCCGTTGAAAGTAATATGTCGATCATCAAATGACGCCTTGTATAAGCAAAGATGCCAGAGCTTGAACAAATCTCCACTTGACCATGGCAAACTGCCTACACTTCTACGGAACGACTTGATCCATCCTCCGTCTGCCATGTGATCACCTCAAATCAGAACGGCAAGTCTTCATCGCTGAAATCGATTGGCTGACCGTTGTTGGCAACTGGATCGGCTGTATTGGTTTTGCCTGCTTGTGCCGGTGTGCCGAAAGACGGATTAGAATTTGAAGCAGATGCAGCTTTGCTATCTTTCCAACGATGCTGAATCTGTGGGAAAGCTGTTGGCTCCCACTTCTTGATATGCGGATAGGTTTTACCGTTGTATTCTTCATTTTTGACGGTAACTTTAACGGCATGACCCGTGAAATCTGCAAGCATCGCCGCAAGATCAGCCCACTTCTTATGGTCTGGAATGCCAGCATTTTTGCCAATCATGAATAGGTATCCCATTGCATACTCTCCGGTGTCTTTCTTTGGATATTGGTTGTCGAAGATATGCTTGTTCTGATATTTCTGTGGAACGTCATTGCGTACAATTAGATCAAACTTGATAAACTCACGATCTTTGTAGTTATCAAATCCAAAGCGGTTAATAACGCATTCATATACACCATCTTGAATGTCGTCATTTCCTTCTGCTGCTTGTGAGTAGTCCATTGTGATAGCCATGTTTTAGTCCTCCTGTTTAATTGACTTTTCCTGATTTTCAAATTTGAATAGCTCTTTAATTGGCACTAACTTTCGATTGTCTAATCTGTTTTTAGCAAAGACTGCATCGGTTCCCTCGAGAATGACGCCACGGCCATCAGTCTTGGGATTAACTACCACGCGTCCCACAACGTCTGTCAGGCCTAATAGCCCGTCACGTACGCTGTCACGAATTGCTGGTGCATACTGGCTGAACGATTGTCCAGTTTCGCTTGTAATGTCTCGTGTGTTCTCCCAAGCGGTTACTAGCACGTTAACTGGTGCGTCCATGAAGATCATGGTCATGATACGGGCAAAGTAATTTGTCCATCTTGAGTAATCCTGAAGCTCGTTGCCAATGCCGTTCTTACTGTGTCTGCCCATCTCGACAAACCAGTCTTTTTCGAATGCTGAGACGTTGTCGATCACCAGATTGTCATACCCAGAAACACGCTCAGCCAGATTTTTCAGGAACTCTTTCCATTCTTCGCTTGGTTTGCTTCGGTCAAATGGCTGCACATCAATGTTCGGTGCACCGGATAGCACTTTTGAACTGTCATCCAGATCTAGCACAAGTGTTTTGCCATTAAGATTGCGGATAGCTGACGTCTTACCGACACCAGGCTTTCCATAAATCAAAACTCGCCAGTTCTTTGTTCGATCAATTGAAGAGGCATGTTTAATTGGCTGCATCTACCGCACCCCCAGTCCAATGTTCTCAACCAGTCGCGCATTTGGTACCTCACGGCCAGCTTGTAATGCTTTCTTCAAGTCGGCTTTGTTGACCGTCAACGTGGTCTTAATGAACTCTGGTGGCAACTTATTCGGGTCTTCTGGTGCTTCCACGCTCACTGTTCTGCGAGTGTAAATACTGAACAGTGGTGTATGAATGTGTTCACGACCAGTTTCAACCATCGCTTGCGCCAATCGTGATTTGATTGTCGCAGCGTTTTTCTTGGCACTTGTCTTTCGTTCTTGCAAACGCCTGATTTCAGCATCGATTTCTTTGACGTCTGCTTCGATTGATTTATAGACTTTGACATAGCCAACCGCCTTATCATCAAAGTCGCCCTCAACCATTTCCATCGTGTCAGCAATAGCTTTTGGATCAGCCTTGCCACTTTCTGCCAGTCGTTGCAAACTGGTCAATTTGTCTGTTAAGTCGTATAATACTGACATATAATATTTTCCTTTCTATCAGTCGTTGGTGTGCATACCAGCGGCTTTTTTAATAGCTTGTTTGATAATGAATAGGATCGCATGTGCGCCATCTTCTTGACCCATCGCATACGTTTGGTGGAAATCAGTATTGTCGGGGCCATAATCATAAGCAACCTTGTGATATGCTGCGATCTGGCGGTTCGCTGCGGCTAGAATTCGTTCGTATACCTCATTAGTCATCACGTCATCCCCTTAGTTTCGCTAGTCGTGCACGTAGCTTCTCGTTCTCGGCAAGCAGCATCTTTGCAATTGGTGTGTGGTTGCCGCGCATAATGTCTAACGTCAATTTGTTATGTTCGTTCAGTAAATCACCAATGGTACGTTCTGCTTCATTCAATCCACTGCCTCCAATTTCCGCTGTGGCCTAAGCAGTGACCCACGATCACGCCGAAGGCACCACCAATTAGTAAATATTCAATCATTATTTGCCCTTCTCTCTAAGCGACCTTGAAATCTCTGGGAACCATTTGTCGATGAATGTTCTCCACGGGCCGGCGTGAAACATATATCCCTTTTGACCAGGTGGTGGGTAATGGACGATCCTGTCCTCTAACACTTTTCGAAAGCGAGGTACATCGAGAATATTGTTAACGACCCATGTGTTGTTATGTCCTTTGATTAGACTAGCGGCCGTTGTTAGGTCCCAATATTCCATTCCTTCAAGCTGACGTTTTAGTTCTTGGTTCTCCTTGATCAGCTTTGCTTGCTCTTCTGCATCAACTGCCAAATATTTTTTGCTTGAAATCTGCTTATTTTCGACAATTTGTAACAGTTCCATGGCATTTCCTCCTTTCTTTCGACCTCCCCTTGGCAGATAATCAGGTTATCTAGTGATGGAAGGAGGTGATTAATATGAGCGAAGAAATTAAAATCGATCCAGAAAAGTTTGCCTTAGCCAGTCTTGTAAGCTGCCCTTCTAATCTTTCTGAGAAGGATAAATTGGCTTCATACAAGACGGCTTATTTGCTTGCCAAAGAACTTGTAGACTCTCAAAAAGCAAAAGCTGATGCAACATACAAGAAGCAAATAGAATCAGGAGAGTTTGGATTCTAACGCCCAATGAGTGACAAAGCGGTTTTCAGAGCTGCTTCTTCTTGATCGAGCGACAATTCGCTCATGCTAGCGATCAAGCTCAATGCTATTCGTGCAAGCATCTCTTGTTCATAAGGTGCTTGCTTTTTTGTATTGCGATTGTTCATACCGTCATCCCCTTATGTCGCGTTATTGCGACTTTTTTCTTTAAAAAAATATCAATTGCTTCCTGATCGCTAAGAGGGATGAATTGCATCATTTTGAATATTTCTTGTGCCGTGAAGTCTTTTCCACCCCGCTGCATTTTCCTAAATAATGTGCTTCTCGCGATCCCTAATGCTAAAGCTAGAGAATCTTGAGTGACATGTCGTTCTGTCATAAGTCCCTTTAAACGATCCAAGTTCACATTAACCATATATGATTCTCCTTTCTGTCGCATTCCTGCGACTTGATGAACTAAGCATAAATCCCTTATAAGCACTTGTCAATATAAAAATCGCAAATACGCGACTTTTATTGTTGCAATTTTGCGACGTGGGTTTATAATTGTAGCCATACAGGAGGTGCCACATATGAACGTTGGAGAACGAATGAAAACTATTCGTAAAGAAAAAGGCATTAGCGCAGATTCTCTTGCCGCCAAAATTGGCGTCTCTAGATCAACGGTTTTTCGATATGAAAAAGGAGACATCGAAAAGGTTCCAATTGAAGTAGTTGCAAAGGTAGCGAATGCCCTCGATATTAAACCAGAAGTTTTAATGGGTCTGAAAGCTGACACCGTTGTGGATAAGATTCATGACACGGTGGTTCAACTCCACCCTTCACGTCAGCAGAAAGTCTACACGTACGCGGAAAAGCAGCTCAATGAGCAGCAGAACCCCGATAACGTTGTCAGCTTAGATGAAGCGCGTGTAGAACGTAATCTTGATGAGCCAGCGTTCAATGTTGAGGTTGATGGTATTGTTGCCGCTGGATATGGTGCCTTTAATGATGATCGCTATGAACCAATGGACACGGTCAAGATTCCGGATAGTGCTATACCGCTACACTATGATTACTGTTTCAAAGTTGTTGGCGACAGCATGTCCCCCTACTACGAAGACGGCGAGTTTGTTTTTGTCCAGAAAACGCAAGATGTTACTAACGGCATGATCGCGGTAGTTGATATTGATGACATGACATTCATTAAAAAGCTGATATTCGAACAAGATCGTTTGTGTCTTCGTTCATTGAATGATGATGTGGACGAAAAAACGGGTGAACGTATCTACCCAGACTTCTATGCTGATGAAACTGATACCATTGATGTGATCGGCAAAGTCGTTGGATCATATGCATTTAAATAAATGGTCAACTTACGTCCAAATCCTGATCGACGTTAAAAGCTGATGGAAATTGGGGGAAAATCGACATAGGAATGTTTGATAATGCTTCAAAGAAAGCCACCCAGTATCTTAACAAGCAAGGACTTGGCGATCTCGGCGTTGGCCGTGTGGCCGACGAGGGCGTCACATTCAAGCAGCTGTCCCGCGATTATCAACAAAAGAAAATTGTTCTACACTCACTGAATGACAAGTATCCCGACAGATGCCTCGATCCCGAAGATATCAGCATCATAGGCGTTGTCATCAACTAACCCGCAACAGTATCAGGACGCGGCGTCGGCCTACTTACGCGATACAATCTAGTCAACAACAAATAAACGGCTTAGAGGTGACAATCAACCGTGACTACAAATAAACAAATGGTACCGGAGCTTCGCTTCAAGGGGTTCACTGACGCTTGGGAACAGCGTAAGGTTTCAGAACTAGCAGACCGCTATGATAATCATCGAGTTCCAATTACAGCATCCGAACGTGTAGCAGGGAGAACACCTTATTACGGTGCAAATGGTATTCAGGATCATGTTGAAGGTTTTACTCATGATGGTGAATTTATTTTGGTTGCAGAAGACGGTGCGAATGATTTGCAAAACTACCCTGTTCAATATGTTGATGGTAAGGTTTGGGTCAACAATCATGCCCACGTTCTTCAAGCTAAAGAAGAAACAGCGGACAACAAATTTTTGATGAACGCTTTGAAACATACCAACATAGAACCCTATTTAGTTGGCGGTGGACGTGCTAAATTAAATGCCGATGTCATGATGAAGATTGATTTTAAAGTTCCGACATTACCTGAACAAATTCAAATTGGTAAGTTTTTCGATAATCTCGACCATCTCATCACCCTTCATCAGCGTAAACTGGAGCTGCTCAAGAGACTTAAACAGGGTTACTTGCAGAAGTTGTTTCCTCAAAATGGAGAAAATGTACCCGAGTTGCGATTTAAAGGGTATTCTGACGCTTGGGAAAAGCGTAAGTTGGGAGAGATTTCTGATATTAGAGGCGGTGGCACCCCTAGCACCTCAAAGCCAGAATATTGGGACGGAGAAATTGACTGGTATGCTCCTGCAGAAATAGGTACACAGAGATATGTTTCTGGAAGCAGACGGCAAATCACAAATCTTGGGCTTAATAAAAGTTCGGCAACCATGCTGCCTGCAAATAAAACAATTTTGTTTACTAGCAGAGCCGGTATTGGCAATGCAGCAATTCTCACAAAGTCCGGGGCAACTAATCAGGGATTTCAATCGATAGTTGTAGAACCAGCAACTGATGTTTATTTCTTATATAGTGAAATTCCTGAAATAAAACGCAAAGCAATTAGATTAGCTGCTGGCTCCACTTTTCTAGAAATATCTGGGAAGTCGCTAAGCAAGATTCAAATCTGGCTGCCAAGTTTCAAAGAGCAATCCAGAATTGGACATTTATTTTTGCAGATAGATAACCTTATCGCTGCAACTCAACACAAGGAAAACTTACTTAAAAAAATCAAACAGGCCTGCTTGCAAAACATGTTTTGCTAGTCCCTTTCCCCACGCAAGCGGCGTCCCCGTGCAAGCCGGAGAGTGGGGCTGGACACAAAAAAAGCCCCGGCCGCTGTGGTCGAGGAACAGTTGTTTCTGTCAAACGTAACTACTGTCGCAATCTGGCTGTTTTTATAGCATCTGGTGTTAGCTGAATCCAGTGAATATATTCACCATCTGAAAGATCAACAAGGGCCTTACCAGACAAAAGTGCAGCAACCTCGTTTGGCCCAATATTGGGCTTACTTGAAAACATGCCATACATGCCCGATGCTTCGTCGATATCCCATACTTCGTCTTTTTCGTCAACGATATATATGCCATTTTCCATTTGGAGAACCTCCTTTATCATGATTACGGTTCACCTAATTTCTTTTTTCATGAATTTCATTCACTTAATTATATCACGAAAAGCGCCTACTTCTTCAAAACATTAAAGAAGCCACACAGATTGTAGGAGGTAAAACCTATGAAGCCAGTTACAGTAAGCTCTTATAAGTTTGGCGAAAAAACCTGGAAAAATTTTGAAGGAGAACCGATCAAAAAATATGAGCACTCAGTTCTCCTAGACATTTCAAACACCGAAGTCTTTAGTGATAAAGAAAAAACAGAACTGAATTACAAGATCGTTGTCCCCTTTTCTAGAATTAGAGAGAAACGATTAATCAAAGATATTCCACTCAGTAACGTAAACGAGGCGCTTAACAAGAAAAAAGCAAGTAGGAGAAAGTAACGACAAAAAGCGCCTACCCAAGCGAATGGGTAGACGCCTAACAGAACGTGACTGCATGGTTAGGTGCAATAGCACCCGTCTGTATTGTAGCACAAGGAGGTGTAAATGTGGCCAGTATTAGTAAACGTGGCAAAAAATGGCAATATCGTGTCTCTTACAAGGATAATGATGGAACACGCAAGTATGTCAACAAAGGCGGCTTCCCCTCAAAAAAAGCTGCTGATATAGCGGCAACCGAAGTCGAACGTCAGCATAATCGCGGTGCAAATTTGGATCTTAACAAGATAACGTTAATCGACTACTGGGACAAATGGATTGAGCTGTACAAATCTGGTAAGCATTCTCGTATCACCGAAGCCCGGTATAAAACAATTCGTAAACAGTTATTAGCCTACTGGGGCGAAAGCCGTGAACTAAAATCAATTTCAAAATCAGACTGGCAGGGATTTATCAATGAGTTTGGCAAAAAAAGGGCTAAAGATACAGTCAGCAAATTGAATGGCTATGTTCGCTCAATGGCTGATTCTGCCGTCGATGACCAAATAATATATACTAACTTCACTCATAACGTTGTCCTCACTGGTAATGAAGGCCAAGCAGGAATCATCAAATATTTGCAAGTAAAGGATTTGCGCAAGCTCGTCAATTACTGCCTAGAATTTGCAGACTACGAGCATATTGCTTACTACATCATCGCAACCGGGGCACTGACCGGAGCTAGGTATTCTGAAGTTCTTGGGCTCACGTGGGATCATGTTGATCTTAAAAAACACGTTGTGCACATTACTAGAACGTGGGATCACAGATATGGCAGCGGCTTTGCGGCTACTAAGAACAAATCAAGTGTACGTGACATCGACATCACGAGAGAACTTGCAGACTTGCTTTTACGTCTCAAGAAGGAACAGCAAGAGGTATACGTTGCTCAGGGATATCGTGATAGCAAACAACTATTATTTCGCAGCATACGGCATAACATGCTATCGAGCACGGCAATTAATAAGGATCTAAGGACGATTCAGAAGACTCTCGACATTTCCCCCGCGATTACTTTCCACGGGCTTAGACACACTCACGTTTCCTATTTGATTGCCAATCACGTTGACATTAACTATATTTCAAAAAGACTTGGGCATGCCAATACAATGATCACTCAAAAAGTCTACGCTCATCTTCTTGAAGATCAAAGAAAAGAGCAGGTATCCCAGACGCTACAAGCACTTTCGAGACTTTAGCTTGTGCACATTTTGTGCACCGGAGGAAAAAAACAACCGAAAATAAAAGGAAACAAAAATCCCGAAATGCCTTTATATCAGCGTTTTGGGAAGCTATGGAAAGCAACTAGAGACAATAAAACGGAGAGTAAGGGATTCGAACCCTTGATACAGGCAAAACCCGTATACATGGTTTCCAACCATGCTCCTTCAGCCTCTCGGACAACTCTCCATAAAAAACTCCGGTTGTCAGGCTCGAACTGACGACAACCTGATTAACAGTCAGGTGCTCTACCAACTGAGCTAAACCGGAATAAACAGCGTGGCAGCTTCCTACCCTCGCAGGCAGTTTCCCACCAACTACTCT